TAATTTCATGGTCATTTGTTAACTCATCGGCACGTACCCATCCTAAATTAGTTAAAAACTTATGATTTCCCGACACTTGTATTTTAGATCCATTATCAAATTCCATTTCATACATTTTTTCACTGAGTGACTTTGTTAAATTTTTATGTTGTTTAATTACAGTATCTACTTTGAATTTTTGTGTATCTTCGGAATAGTTTATGATTTCATCACCTGTTTGTATATCTTTAATTGCTTTGTAACCGTTGGCAGTTAATACTTTACTATCACCGGAAAAACATTCATCTACCATCACACATTGCACAGCTTCTAACAATTCTGCCAAAGTTAACAGTTCTGGATCATAGTCAAATTCTTTGGATTTTTTGTCTAAAATATTCAAACTTTGCCAGGTACAAATTGTATGAGTTTTATCAAGATCTTTTCTATCACCATAGTAAACTCCTACGTCTAATCCGCAGTTAATAAAGTCTTCTTCAGTTTGTTCCACTAGACTTTTGTTAGGAACGATGGTTATAGTTCGACCATATTTTTCACAGATTTTTGCCAAAGTTGCGGTGGTAATAGTCTTGCCAAATCCTGTGGCAATTTCTTGAATGCACTGAGGATTTTCTAAGAACTTATTGATAACTTCGACTTGGTCATCACGCAATCTAATTTTTTCTCCAGCAAAACGATGCCCTTCTGGCCAGGTATTTTCACCCCAAAAATCCTCAGAAATTTCGGTGAATTGTAGGGCTTCACTTACACGAAGATCTTCAAGTTCTATATAGAAATTTTTACTTTCTAAATATTCAAGTACCTGTGGTAACATAGAAAGATACGTTGTACCTCCAAGACCGAAAAAACTCACCGTACCGTCCCAACGACCTAATTTATAGGCTGGACGATACCGTGCTGTAGGGTCTTCGTATTTGAATTTTTTAACCAAAGCCTTACGTGTATCAAGATCGAGATTTTCAATCTTAATATTGACTTCGTCTTTGATAATAATTTTACATGAAGACAAGTTTCAAATTCCTTTTTTCTTTTGGACCAGAATAAAATATCACATTTTCATGATATTTTACAAAATCTCGCATTGTATAATGCACATTGTCAAAACCTAGATTAATAATTGCGTGAAATTTAATCTTAGATTTTAACACAGGCTTAGGTAATTTGCTACTAATAAAAACAATTTGTGTATCATCTTTTATAGGTGTGTTCAAACCATTATTTTTCACAAAATTATTGAAATTTACATTACTTTCTGTGGGCAGTCGAAACATAACACTCATCTGGTGATTTTCAATTCCAATTGATCTTAAAAATTCATGTGCCATGGTTAATTTTTCTAATTCGCTACCACCGGGGATCACAAACAAACAAGGACCCATGAATTTTATGATATTTTCCAATGAAGAAAAACCATGAATTTCACTGTCTATGCTGAATTTTTCACCAGGTTCAGATTTTAGAAATTGTCTAGTGATTTCATCCACCTCATCACTGTCAAGAAAATTAGAAATTGTATTATCCCATGTATCAACGCCTTTTCTTCGGGCTTCAAAAATAGCAGGTAAAATTTCAGTGCTGGTTAAAGGGGTAAATTTTTGTCAAAATTGACAATTTTTGGTATTTTGTCTTCAATGACTAACATAGGTATATGATGTTCCATGTTAGACATTATTTCTTTTGCCTGCGAAAATAAATCAGACAGCTCGTCGGTAATTTCAAAATTTTCTTCAATGGCAAAATTCATCAAAAATTTCAAATTTGTCTCAGTTAGTGAAAAAATCCAAGATTTTAGGTCTTTACTCCATGTCCTATAATCAACGCCACCTGACTGTTCCTTAATTCGTGTGACATAGGCTTCATTGTAGGGAAAAACTACAGAAATAACTCTTCCATACAATACATGGTCTATAACGGACATTTTTTTAGAAGTATTAATTGTACGAATTGGCAACTTATAGACGGGATTTTCTAAAAAATCAGAAATATCTGATCCTAGTGATAATGATAATTTTGTTGCGTATTTTTTTAGGACTTTTACAGCCAACACTGATTGCTTTTCTGTAAATCCTACACCTAAAGAAATTTGTAGATCAAAGTCCGTGATAATTTTATCATCCCACATATTGAATTTTATGGGATTTACTGTTCTAGAGGCTGAAATTAAATCTTCGATATACATCATACATTTATTATACACTCATAGTGTAATATCTTCAAGTCCTGCCGCACGTAGTTTGATAATGTTACTTAACTGCCACTGTTTAATATCCAAGGCTTTGATAATGCCAAGCCATTGGTTACGAAGCATGGCAAATTCGTTGATAATTTTTTCCATATCAACCACATCTGCTTCCCCTTCGACATATTTTTCACAGTCTCGACTACTTAGAGCACGTTGATAGTTTTCTAAATATTTTTTGAAGGCTTTGGATTTTACTCGTCTGAGTTCGATGTTGAGATATTCAAGTATAGCTTCAATTTCCTGCAATTGATTAAATCGTTGTTCTACAATACCAGGCAGAGAAGCCGAGGCTTTCTCTACGTTGCCGTAGATTTTAACCTCTTTTCTGGCTTCTTCTATCTGGGTGTAAAAATGATCTAAACAACTTGGAAGGTGTGCTATGTCTTTGCTGACTTTTGCATACCAGGACATTGTTTAGTCCTCATCTTCATCGTAGGACCAATCGTCTTCTTCGTCTTCTGCAGATTCTTCTTCACCACTGACAATAATGTCAATAGCATCATCAAGATATGTATCAAATCCGACAAGTGCTTTTAGTGTCGCAGTATCTACGTCTTTTCCGAGTAGGAAATCAACAAAGTGATTGGCCGCAGTTTCCTTGTTTTTATCAGAGATATATTCCTTGAATACATCCCATACTTCAATGATTAGATCTTCTTCCATTATACTTCCTCTGTATCTTCTTCTGTTACAGGTGCTACACTTGTTTCACCATGTGTAGCGATTTCCGCCATCATAATAGTTAGTCCATCTTTCTCATTTTTCTCCCACGCCTTGCGGAATTGTTTGATAATTTCACCATCGGCTGTTGTGTAAACAAGACTATTGCCTTCTTTCTTTAACATACCTTTGGCTTCAAATAAATCAACCAAACCACTGTATGGGCTCATACCAGTTGAGTATGGAATTTCAACTTGTACACTTTCAAACGGTTTAGCATAACGTGTTTTCATAATCTTACACGCTGAACGAATACCATTTACAGTTGTAGTTTTATTTCCATCTGCATCTGTTTTTAGTTTCAATTTACGCATAGCAACTACAATAGATGATGCATAAATGAATCCTTGACCGCCACTGATTTTGTCATCTGGGTCAAACATATCTTGTGAAGCGTATGTATGATTTGTACAAACCATACCAACATTCCACGAACCAAACATGTTTACACAGTTACGAACCAATGATGTAAGTGCTTTAGGCTTACGGCCCATATCACCTTTCATCTCGCCTGCTTCAAACTGATTTACATCAGTAGGAGTAAGCAACATGCCCAGTGAATCGATTACAAATAGAATCTTTGGACGAGTTTCCTCGGGCATCAGTTTGTATTCTTTCATGAATTCTGAAATAGTTTTTGCCACATCGTCAATCATAGCCATGTTAAGTTTCAACAACTTTTCATCGCTAGTATCAACGCCTAGGTCTTTCAACCATTTCTCATCAAGTGCGTTTTCTGAGTCAACAAGAATAACAAATATACCCTGTTCCTGTGCGTGACGGATAATATTTCCGGAGCAGATATATGATTTACCTGCACCGGATTCTCCGGCAAATACAGTTACTTTGCCCAGTGGAACTCCGTGATTGAAGTTACCACTGATCAAAAAATTCAAAGCGTAATTGCCCGTTGATATCCAGTCTGTAGGATCGTTAAATCCAATTCCGAGTCCATCAATACTTTTGGTGATAGATTTTCGGAACTTTGATATGTCAAAGCTCTTTCCCATAGTCTATCTCCTTATTTTGCTTGACGGTTACGAATCATCGCAATAATATCTGCGGCACGACTTCCAGCATCACCATTTGCCGCGGGTGCTGCCGCTGGTGCAGTAGCCGCTGATTCAAAAGGGGGTTCATCATCCTCAATGGGCGCAGATACTGGTGTTACTGCCTTGGGTGCTGCCACTACTGATGGAGCAG